GGTTCTGATGTAGACTATAGTGTTACAGAAGAATTCTTATTGAAGTATACTCAAAACCGTAAGTTTATGTTAGAAACAGTATATTCTTATGCTATGGAATTAGAAGAGAAGAATTATCATGATATGATGATTATTTATCTCATCATTTCGGTATTAGTAGATATACTTGTAGATATTCAATCTCATATTATCAAGAAAGATATTCTTGATAGACGTTGTATTGAATTTATCTTCTCTATGTATGGAGTTCCATATTATAGAGTAATTCCTATTGAATATCAAAAATCTTTAGCTAGAAATATTCATTCATTATGTAAATATAAATCATCCACTACTGAGATGCTTAATATTATTAAACTCTTTGATACTAAAGATAAATATGGTATTAAGATCTTTAAGTATTGGCTTCTTAAAGAAAGAATTGCAGATTCTTATAATGGATTTGAATGGAAATCTAAGAAAGTTCTTAAAGGGAATTACAATCAAAATATCGAAGAAGAGCATATAACTGTAGATATTACCAAATCTCCAGAACGTCAGATTATACCACATGATATTCTCATGTATAATACAAACGTTAATAAGAATATGGGTAAGAAGAATATTCTTCAATCTAAAGAATATAAACCTTCTAATTATAGTTTAGAAGCTAGAAGAGCAGCTGCATCTACTATTGCTGCTATTAAAGGTATTAAGTTCGACCTTACTTTATTTGGCGATTCTTTAAATACTACTTCTGGACTTGGTTATGCTGCTATTAATGGTGCATCATTATATGATATTGGTGGTAATTTAACTTTAAAGAATAAAGAAACCAAACAAGACTTCAATGCTTCTATTAAAGTACAGACTGCTTCTTATGTAAACCTTGCATTCCAAGAGATAGTTGGTAAAGATCTAACCTTTGTTCCTAATCATCTTGGTTATGATTTGAATGGTGATCTATTAGTAGATTACAATGGTGGACAATCTAAAGATATCAATGGCCATTTATACTTTGATTATATTGGTATAATTCCATTCCCATTCGATTACTATCTTCAAAAGGGTAATGTGTTATTCGTTAGATTAGAAGATAAGTTCTTAGTTGAAGGTGTAGATTATGAGATCTATGATTATAATAAGATAAGATTCTTTAATGAGATTCTTGATGGTAAAAAAGAAATTACTTACGATTTCTATTATGATAGATCTACTAAAGATACCAAATTCAATGTAGATAAATCTTATAATTTCCAAACTAAGGTTAAGACTTATGAAGGTGCTAATTCTATTAATTTAGGAACTTTGCCATTTGGTGATTTCTTCTTGAAAGAAAATCAATTAATTGTAACAGTAGACTCCGTGTTCTTAGCTCCTAATACTTATCATGTAGACTTAGCTACAAATGTACTTACTATTGATAATAGAATAGATACTGTCGGTAAGAAAGTAAATTGTATATTTATTTACTCAACTTATTCTCAAGCTAGATTCTTCAAATCTACTACTATTACAGAAACTGATAATCAGACTAAGATATATATCGATGAACCATTTAAAAACTATTGTTTGAATGGGAATACTTTCTTTGTAATGGTTGGTAAAAGATTTATATCCAATAAAGAATACGATATAAATATTTCTGAAATAGATGGTGGTTCGTATATTACTCTTAAGAATAGTAATCTTGAAGCTGGAACTGCTATTGACTTTAACTTCATTTATTCTACAAATGCTATTAATGAAGATATTGAATTAAAGCATAAGGTAATTAAATTAAAAGCTACAACAGATTACCAAAATGAGTTTAAGGTAACATATCCATTCAAGAACTATGTAGCTACTAAATATAAACACTATGTAAAATATTTAGATAAATATCTACCAGATGATTGGTATAGTATTACTAATAACTCTCTAGTCATTGTAAATGATACTCTTGCTCTTCATAAAGATGACGAGTTAGAATTAGAATTGGTTTATATTGACAAAGATAGAACCAAACCAGAATTTAGTAATATTAAAGTTGCTATCACTCACTTAGTAGCAGGATCTGATAATCAAGACAGATTCCCTATTAGCTTTCCAGTAGAAAACTACTTTACAAAAGGAAATAAAGTATGTGTAGATATTGAAGGTTCTATGCTTACTGAAGGGATAGATTATACTGTAAACTATAATAAGAAAAATATAAGATTGCTTAAAAAGAAATTGTTCTTGAAAAAAGGTCAACAAGTAAATATTACATTCTTCTTTAATGGGGTTACAGAAAATACTTTGGTATTAAGCGAAGAGACTCATAAGATCTTTAATCATGGAGATCCTAAGTTTAATATCAACTTCCCATTCTTCCCTTATATACAAACAGATCAAGGATTTATCACTATTAGTGAAAATTCTATTCATTCTAGTGATGATATGGGTCTAACTAACCAGTTCCATGTTACTATGAATCCTAAGATGGTTTCTAATGCAGATATTAATGAAAACTTCTTATTCATTTATAATAAGCATTATATTGATAATCCTAATCCAGCTCTTACAGTACAAACTTTAGAAAGTCCTATAAACGTATCTTCTGATGGATATATGGATATCAAAGTACCATTCGATTATTACTTTGAAAATAGATGGCCATATGTAGTTATGGACTCTTATGGAAATACTATAGATGAATCTGAATATAGTATATTCAATGGAAGTTTCTATTTTACCAATCCTAAAAATGTAGCTAAATATGGAGATAAGATCTATATTAAATACATTTATAATACCAATGGATCATCTACAGTAGGATATTCTTATGAAGAAGATTATGCTTCTACAACAAATCTTAAATTCTGTAAGATTCCTATTGATAAACTTTACGTTACTGATAGAATGAAAGATAGTTCAAACTATAAAGATTATGACGTAATGGTTAAAGGTGATGGTTGGTGGGATGGTGTTGATTATAAAGATAATAATCATCAACTAGTAAAAGATGCTATCTATAAAGAACCTTGGAACTATGCTAGAACTAAATACTATGGAATTAGCCAGATGATGGATGTATCTGCATACTCTGCTCAAATGAGTTATTTCTATAGCATGCTATATGATGATATCATGCTTGAAGAAAAACTTCTAGTTAAGGTTCCATCTATCTCTACTTCTCACCAGTTTAAATTAGCGCACTTATTTATCTTTATGACTTCTTTGACTTACATGTTTAACGGTATTGAAGATTTCATTATAGATAATCCTGCTAAGACAATGCTCGTTCAAGGATTTAACTTTAGAACAAGTTTAGCTGATCTAAAAGAATATCTAAGAAAGAAACACAGGGAAGAAAAAGAATTCCCTATCTGGAACTTCATTACTCCTAAATCACAAATCAAAGATTTAGCAGAGTTTATGAATATCTATAAAACAAATATAGAAGTTCGTAGAACTATTTGTCAAAGAATGATCGATGCTCAGGATTGGGAAGAATATAAAGTATGGAAGGATCTTTATGATTCTCTTATGACTTGGAAACTCACTATGAAATACTTTACTTTAAGCAATGGTGAGATTGCCAAGACATATACTGAATTCTTAAAAGATAAAGATTCTGTATTATATGATACTCTTAAAAAGGTAGATAAGATTATTTCTTCTGATGAAAAGATCGATACTATTACTGGATTGATAGATGATATCATTTATATTCTAAATGAATATATGGGAGATATGAGATATATCTTTGATGGATATGCTGGTCACTCTGGTACTGAGATTATGAAGTATATCATGCTCATGATTGAATTCTTCAAATCCTATAAGATCGTATTCCTTACAAGAAATACTACTATGGAAATAATCTGGGGTAAAGATAGAGATGAAGATACTACTATCAGACCTAATGATATGGCTTATATCAAAGAAATTGATAAACGTCCTGAA